TGCTTGTCCTTATTCGTCAATCAGTTCAACAGACACTTTTACCCCAGCCGCTGCGGGTATCCACGGCTTGGGATCTTGCTCTATCGCATCTATTTTATTTTTGCGATTACGTGTAATTTTGATATGAATTTCTGCATCCATCTTTTCTTGTACTAATACTTTGCTAGCCAGAAATAAGGCTTGGCACGCCTTAATCACATCTTCCACTGTACCGTGTGAATGGTTGGCGATTATTTTCCATTTGATCAGTCGCCGATAGGCTTCATCAGGCATATAGCTCACGGCTTTGGTATGCGTTTGTAGGGCGAGATCACGAATTGGAGCTTGGCTAAAGGCTTTGGCTTTGCTTTGCCCTGTAAAGCCAAAATACCAATCACCATTCATCTTAGTAAAAGGTCTCGGCATTCCTACAATATCGCCTACCCCGTCTAATTGCCGCCCGATTGCGGTATCAATATGCCGTTCAAGGAGCATTTGTTTTAAACTGTGTTGTAAATCGGTGTGAGGGGAAAGTAACAGTGAGATGAGGGTGTTTAAATTAGGTGAATAGCGAAATTGAGAAAGCTGTCGTTCTAAGCCTAATTGCACAAAATCCGCCTCAAGTGCGGTCAAAATTTTTGGCATTTTTCCTCCTAGCTGATAACGATGATAGCAGGATCGAACACTGCTTCTTCATCAGGTGCAATGACAATATTTTGTTCTTGGTAACGGGGTTCGGGATCGGTGATTTGATTGGTTTTCCCTATTTGCACGGTAACTTTTCCAACCCCTGACACAGCAATGCAGGCGGCGATGAGGCGTTGATGAATGACATCAGAACCTACCCCTAACTGCTTGCCATAATCTAAAATATTGTTCATTACGTTCACGATATAGCCCGCTTTGCCATTTCTCCTTCATCAACAAAGGTTTCAACGATGATTTTCAACCAAATATATCGCTTACGAGGGCGACTAAATTTGATCAAGTGCGGTTGGTTTTGGCTGTCTTTTACGCTGAGCGAGGTTCGTCCGTGTGTACCTATGCCGATGGGCTTATATTTCAACAAGGCTTTTGCAATGTCTTGATCTAACCCGCCTTTTATCACAACGTAAATACTGCGTTTTGGTATACCGTTAACCGTTTGATCCGTATCATTCTCATACACTCGCAAGGTGTTCACCCCCACGACATTCCGCAAGTTGGCATACAGTGCGTCCACCGTTGCCGCACCGTTTTGCCATACGCCAAGGTGATAGCGTTGATAGAGTTCGGTATCGCTTTCTTCAAAGCGTCCCGCCGTCCCCTCAACCAGATTATTCACTTCAACTACGCCATCTAGCATTGTGATAAGCTCGCTCATCTGTCCGATCTCTGCTTTATCCTCGCTAGGTTCTTCGGTACCCAGTTCAAGACGCAAGCCAAGCCGTGATAGGGTTAAATTCGGGCTGACAGAAATCGAAAAGTGCGGAGTAGATTGTGCGGTGATTTCAATAATCACATTATCATTTTGCACGCTGACATAATCGATCTCTTTGAGTTGCCCACTTAGTCCTTTAATAACACTTGCAACAGAAGAGCGAGTGGCACGAAAGCGATAGGCTACGCCATTAATTATCGCCGAAAATTCATCGTTAGGATTAATGGTTTTGGTGTTTAACTCAATGCGTGCATAAGCGGCTTGATTAGCATTAATTCTCGCCTCGCTATCCGTATAATAAAGGGTTTGGCTTGCTACATTGCGAACCGCTGTATAAGCAGGGATTAGGGTGTCCGCTTGCCCGAAGAAAATCACGGGAACGGTGGATCGTTCAGCCTGCAGGCGTTTCACCCCTGTAAAGGATACCGCCCGATCTAAATTCGCCCCTGTGGCACTCATTGGATACATCGCCCCATAAACACCCTCAACTAATTCCCAAAGGCTCGCAAAACGCTCTGCTTCAATGCTGAGCATTGTACCCAATACGGTTTCAGGAGTGATTTCAATCTCATTCCCAAACGCCTGTTTTGCTTTTTCAAATAATTCTTGCAATTGCTCAGGCATACGCTTACGCACAAAGCCGCTGCGTGTTAATCCATAATTAGCCATTTCGTTTTACCTCTATGCGATCTTGAATGCTCCCCTCATTTGTCCGAACGGAAAAGCTCACCACAAGCGTCCGCTCTTTACGGTGAAATTCTAAAGAAAGCCGTTCCACTGCCTTTACGCCCACAACGCCCATTATCTTTTTTCTGAAAATGGCTTGAATGCGGGTGCTATCGGGATTTTTCGTTAAAATTTCGTCAAAATAAGGCAAGCCTATGGTGGTATCTAAAAACCATTCCCCTAAAAACGTTAAAAGCACAACTTTGATTTGTTGTGCTTTTTGATTTATGCCTTCGACTATGACTAGCTTGTTATCTTTAAATAGCAAATCGTGCTGTGCATTTAATTTTAAATCGATCATTGTGCTGTTCCTGTGTTGCCTCCACTGTCGCCTTGATGGGTATGCCCTTGTAGAGAGATTCCCCCTGCTTGCACATCGCCCGTTGCTTTGAGAGTTCCGCTCACTGAAACACTACCACCATCGCCTGCCGTTGAGATACCACCATTAACCAGCACATTGCCGTTAAAAGTGCTGATTGGGGCGTTTACGGTAAAGTTGTCAGTGGTGATGGCAACATCGGGCGATTGGATCACAATATTACCGCTAGGCTCAATTTTGATTGAACCCTTGCCATATTTGATACATAAATTGACGGGATCGGCTACGGGTGAGCGACTATTTCCACCCAGTACACAAAAGGCATCGGAAAGATCGAACATTCGCGGATCGTCTGGTGCGTCTTGGCTTCCGCTTAGCCAGTTTTCCAGTGAACGTTGTGAGAAAATCAGCACGCAACCATCGCCCGCCTTGATCGGTAAGGTAATCTGAGCCAATGATCCGTTAATATCTGCCATTGGAAACAAAACGGGAATATTGACAATTTGCGGGGCTTTCAGCACCTCCCCGTTAGCAAGGCGTTTCGGGATAGTAGGCTGTGCCGTTACCCGTACCGTATTGGCATCATAAGCTAAAATTTTAGCGGGCAATGCCACATTAATTTCAGAAAGTGCGGTCAAAATTTTACGCATTTTGCTCCTCCGCTTTTTTGCGTTTTTTACGGTGTTTGCGTTGTGCTTTTTGTTCCGCTTTGGTTGGGGCATTGAGATCGATTAAATGTAATTCCGATTGCCAATCCCCTGAATGACTATCGCCCGAATGCTTGATTTTTTCTACCCGAAACCAGTTGGTGATGGTTTGGCTTTCTAGCTTGATTTTGTCGCAAGGATTAACCATTGGTAGCAGCAAACTTTTTACATTCCAGCCATCGCGAGCTTGACGATCAAAAGCGAATTTTTCTTCTTGCTTTTTATTCGGTGTATCTTGCTTTTTACTGCGTGCCGCTTCCCGTGTACGCTCAGGAAAGCCGATAAGTCCGCTGTCTTTCGCCAGCACATAGCCCGTCCGCTTCGTTACCCCCTTGCGATTGACAATTTGCAATTCGCCATTTTGGATAGACCATTCAAGCCCCGTGCCTGCGACCACTTTATCTAAGGCTGTACGAGCTGCCCCGTAAAAACTAAAGCCATTCGCCCAAAGGCGAGATTTCAAACTATCTGCCCCCACAAGTGGCACGCCCATTTTAGTGGCAATATCATTGACAATTTGCGTTGAACTCACTCCACCTTGATAGCCTAGCGATACCGCGGTATCACGAATTTCTATCAGCCCATCAAGTACATAAAGCTCCGTCACCCAATCGGCGTTATCGTGATAAGAATAAGCTGTAGCAATATCCCCCGAACATAACAAAATATTGCCCTCTTGCTCATAGCCTGCATATAACACGCAACGCATATCGGGTTGCTCCACCGCTTGCCTTGTGGTGGGGGCTAAATTGTAAATTTTGATTGTGTTTTCATTGGGTTTATTTTCGCTGTCTTTTTCAATATCAAAAGCAATCCGCATAGGCGGTTCAATCACAATGCCCTCTTTCTGTCCTTTCTTTCCGATCACTAATTGATAACTACGCAAAAAACGGTAACTCATCGTCCACCTCAATATAAATGAGCGTTGCTTGCCCTGATACAAAATCATCACGCCCGATAATTTGTTGATTATCCTCACGCACAATAATTAGCTCACCGAGTGGCAATGCCTCACGGCGAATAGGCTCAATTAATGGTCGGTTAGGTAACAGCACAATGTTTGAAGCTAGCTCATCGTTATAAGCATTTTCAATGGCTAACGTCCAAAAGCTCAGCGTATCATTCCAAGAAAAATGTAAGAAAAAGACCTCATCATCGAAATTCACTTCGGTGATAAAATCGTTTTTATTAGCAAGTTGAATGGTAAACATATCTTTCCCTTATATAAAGAGTCGTTTTTGGTGCAAAATTTTAAGCACGCCAAAAGCCGCTTGCGGTTTCCCACAAGCGGTTAAAGTGCGGTGATTTTTTGTAAAATTTATTTCACATAGCCTAATTTTGGCATTGTGGCTGCGGTTACGGCTTGTTCAAAATCATTGAGCCAAACCGTAAATTCGTGGTGAATGTCAAAAAGCCCTGCCGCTAAATCATTGCGGACGTAAGGCTCATAGCCCATTATTTGGTGAATTTGTCGCAATGCTGTTTCCGCTTTTTGGGCTTTGGCGACGGCAAGGCGATGAAATTTCACTAAGGCTTGGGCGGTATTAAGCCCAATGGCGATGTGTTCTTGCTTTTCGGGGATAATCAATTCGCCTTCTAAGATAATTTTGTGAGCATACTCCACTGCTTGCGGTAGTTGCTCTTTTGTTAGCTCATCAATGTGATTGACGTTGAAACGCTGGTGAATAAGTTGATAGGCGTCAGAGTAGATTAAGCCTTTTTTGCTCACAAGCATATTGACTGCATCGCGTAAACCTGTGCGATCATCAACTGTGGTTTGCGATCTTTCATATTTTCCTGTTTTGCGAATTTGTGGCAGCACTTCATCAAACACCCAATTTTGAAATTCAATCGCTTCCGCTTTGCGTGATTTGAAAATAATACGGTATAAGTTAGGTTCGTTGATAAAGGTAAGTTCTTGTTTGCCGCCGTTTGTAAGGGTGTACGCATTACGTACTCCCTTTTGATCTAACATTTCAGCATTAACTCTTCGTGAGTTTTTTATGTCCATTACCGCACAAACATCAGCAAGACAGAAATAGGCTTCGTTTTCGATTAATTCAGCACGAACAGTGTTAGATTTGAAGTTAAAAGTTTGAAGTTGAGTGTTCATATAAAGAACTCCTTTGAAAGTTTTTCGAAGTTTAAGATTAACCCAATTATAGGGTTGCCAAGAGGTTCGAAAACCGCCAAAGGAACGGTCGGGATTATTCCCCTTTCGGGTATTTTATTCTCCGCCCTCTCGGCATAGAGTGAAATGTGCGATCCATTCGTGATGAGAAATAGGAGAAACACAAATTTTACGCATAAAAAAAACCGCTATGCTTTCGGGTGCGGATTACCGCCTTTGGTTGTAGGTTTCGACGCCTATGAGATTAATATAAAATAAAGCCCTATTTATTGCAATAGGGCTTATGCTTTTTTCTACTTTTTCCTAGAAAAATTGTTATCATCCTGACAATATTCTAAGCAATCTTTAATTAAACCGCTAATTCTTAGTATATTCTCAGGTATATCAATAATAATGTTAGATCCACTAATTTCTAATCCTGCTCGCTGAATTTCCGCTTTATGAATTTCAGCTAGCTCTAAAGGAACGGTGATACTTGGTCGCTGTTTACTATCAAAGTAACGCAAGATCCATCGGTTTGTTTTTCCTTTATACAATACCGTAAAATATGATTCGGTATCTTTGGCATCAATTTCTGCATCTTCGCCTAAAATTAAAACAACATAATCAAACAGTAAGCGTTCCGTGTATGTTGTTACAATTTTACTGTTCTCTGGATCAATTACCGGTGCTTTCTCGTCAATTTCTTGATCGTGTTCCTGTTCTACGGCTTCTTCCAAAGGCTGATTTTGTCTTGATAAGCCTGATACAACCATTGCACTTACTGATTTTTCTACTGCCTGCTTAACAATCGGCGTAATAGAGTCAATAAATCTTTGATTCAGCTGTCTGCCAATATTTGAGCGGCTGGCAACGTAACGAACAAATTCACTATCAACATCTTTTAAGCTTTCTGTAATTGTTTTCGTAAAAGCCGAAAGATAAACACTTTCTTCTGCTAGTGTTCTCAAGGCTTCTGGCTGAAATCTATCGTGGCAGAACTGGCTTAGTTGATTTATTTTGGAATCATCTACATTCTCAAAATTGATCCGTAAAAATGGCGTATCGTCCATTATATTTTTTTCTTTTAGATCCGTGAAGAAACGCCATTCTCTCCCATTTGTAACGGCTGCTACGGTAACTTCAGGCGTTGCATTAAAATATCTTGATAACTGTGGAACGTGATTCGTCAAATTCTCATTGTACGATTTTGCCTCAATAAACATCACCGGGACATCGTGGCAGAATAATGCGTAGTCCACTCTTTCACCATTTTTTGCCCCAACAAAATCAGCAGTGTATTCAGCTCTAACTCTAGTTGGATCATATGGGCTAAATCCTAATATATCTAATAAAGGTAATATTAATGCCTGCTTTGTTGTTTCTTCTGTTGTGCAATGTGTTCCAACATTAATGACGTGTTGTATATGTGATAAAACGCGATCTTTAAATAAATTCTGGCTCATATTAACTCCTAAGCTGAAAATAGGAATTAATCATAGCAAAAATAAATAATATTTAAAGTGAGCGGGATCACAAAGCTAATTAAATAACTAAAGCTATAGGTAATAATTTTGATGTTTAAGAGATTGCGAATTCAATTTGCATCGCCCTTAATGCCTGCTATTTTTCCAAGCCCAGTTATCCCCCGTTTTTTTTTGTAAATCCGTTGGCTTTCCTGTTGCTGCTTTACCCGCATTTGCTTTTGTTTGTCCTGCTTTACCTTTCGTGGAGGCATCAACCTTTTCGGGAGGCATTTCTTCGGTTCTGAGAGTAACTTTATTGATTTTGCGAAACTCAGCCTTAACATTTAACCGTTCGCCATCATCGCTATTGCGTTCAATCTCAAGGCTCTCAATGGCAAAATCCTCATACACATCAAGCCCGGTAACAATGGTAATCAACTCACGGCGACCGTGTAATTCTCGCAAGGTTTCTTTGGCTTCGATTAATTTATATTTGCCAAGGCTGATATTAAATAATGTCCCCGCACTGGTAATCACGCCGCTTAAACTCAAGCGTTCACTTTCTTGCGTGATGTGATCGGAAATTACTGTGCCGTCTTCAACGGGATATTCCGTGATTTGGCTACTTAATGAGGTACTTTCCGTTAAAAGGGCATCAAGCTCTAACACGCCAATGGTGGTGCGTTTGCCCGCAATAGCGGAAAATAAAAGGTTTACGATACTCATAAAATACCTCTAAAAAACACAACAAAACTGTTACAACACAACAAAATTGTTGTATAATATAATCACTGTATAGCAAAGGAGGTCCCCCGATGAAATACAGTGAATTCTTGCGATACTTGCTTGAGCAAGGCTGTAAAGTCGAAAATACAAAGCGAGGAAGCCATCGCAAGGTAATGTTGAACGGACACCAAACTGTATTTCCCTACCACGGTAGTCAAGAAATCGGAACGGGGTTAGTTCACAAAATCAAAAAAGACTTAAAATTAAAATAAGCCTTTTCGCCCCTGAAAAGGGGCGTTTTTTAGCCTGATTTAAGGAGGAAAAATGTTACGTTATCCTGTTGAACTAAAAGCCGATGATAACGGCACTTTTCTTGTTACCTTTCCCGATATTCCCGAAGCGGCAAGTGTCGGAGAAGACATTGAAAGTGCCTTACTTGAAGCAGAGGAAGGATTAGAAACCGCACTGGAATTTTATTTTGATGATAAACGCCCAATCCCATTACCGAGTAAACCTCAAGAGGGGCAATATACTGTTCCGCTCTCTTTATTGCGATCATTAAAAGTGTTATTACTGAATGAAATGCTTGCTCAAGGTGTTCGCAAAGCAGAAATGGCTCGTCGCCTTGATGTACATATGCCACAAATCGATCGCTTATTAGATTTTCGCTATCCTTCTAAAATTGATTTTGTTGAAAAAGCCTTTAAAAAACTAGGGCGGGAAATTCATTTGGCGGTGAGTTAATATTCTACTAAAACTGCGGTCAAAACTGACCGCACTTTTATCCTGCATATTCAATTGACCCCACACCAAAAGGGGCAGGGCGGTTCTGTTTGAGCTTTCCTGATACCGCATTGGCGACCCCTGCTGGATTGGCAGTGCCTTGAATATTGAAGTTATTCGTTTGAGTAACGGTAGATTGCACGTTACCGCCGTATTTTGTATAACTAGGCAATGTGCTTGTCGGTTGCACATATTGGCTAGTCGGGGAAACTAACGCCGCTCCCGTTACATTGACTTCAGCTTTCGCACCATCAGAAAACAAATCTTTGATCCAATTTGGAATAAGGCTTTCAAACCAACCTACGACTGTATCAATAGACTTCTGCCACGCATTTTTAAATGTGTCGGTTACTTCATTCCATTTATTCACCGCCGTGGTTTTTACACCGTCCCAGATTTCGGTGGCTTTGTTTTTGATACCTTCCCACATCTCATCGGCGGATGTGGTAATCGCCGCCCAAATCTCGCTGGCTTTGGTTGAAATCGCCTCCCAAACTGCAAGTGCGATCCGTTTGACATCGTCCCAGTAAATAATTAACAACGCGATTGCCCCAAGGACTAACCCGATAGCAAGTAAAATCGGGTTAGAGGCCATTGCAACAAACATTGCTCTGGCCACTGCCCAGATTGCTTTAATCATCATTTTTGAGGCAAATAAAAATGCCTTACCGACTAAAAAGATCGCTTTTTTAGTAAAAAGTAAGATTGAAATAAAGGGTTTAATGATAAAAATGGCGAATTTAAACCCTTTACCAATGATCGTTCCAACAGAAAAAAACGCTTTCCCTAGCAATTTCAATGGAGCGAATATCGCCCAAAGTAGTGAAATAATCCCACTGATTACGGTTAAGGCGATGGAATAAAACGGTAAAAATTTCAGACTTAGCCCATCAATGAGTTTTCCTGCATTGCTGAAAGCTCCCGAAAAATCACCATTCACTAACGCCCGAATAATCCGCACTACTGATCCTACGGTTTTGATGAGATTTTTCAGCCCGTCAATCACATAGTTCATTACACTAGTAGCGAAGCCTTGCCAGTTTGACAGGTCAAGATCAACATTCGCCAGTTTTGCGAGGTCGCGAAGTAAGCCTTTAATATTTAGCCATACGCCATTGGCGAGTTTTCCTACTGCTTGGAATTTGTCCGCCCATTGATCGAACCTGCCAATCAATGCCCCTGTAAGAGAAATATCCCCTTGCGTCCAGCCGTAAATATCTTCTAACACCAAACCTACCGCAGTTAATGCGGCTGCCATTGCTAAAAAAGGAGCGGCAGCACGGGTGCCGTTAATGATAATCTGCTTTAAGCTGAGCTTGGTCGCATTCAGCATCGGTAGCAGTTTCGCCCCGATCGCGGAAGTGGCTAAAATCCCAACTAAGCGAATATTTTTCGTGATCCATTCCGCTGCGTTGTAAAAGGTTTCACCTAGCTTTGAGGCTTTGTTTACAACACGATCAATGAGCTGTCCTGCTTTATTCCTGAGTAGCGTCATTCCTCGCCCAAAGGTTTTTGGCATTTGATCAAATTCTTTTTGAATTTTCTCCGCCTGCCTTAATAATCCCTGGGCCAACTCTTTTGATGTGAGTTTTCCTGCTTTGCCAAGATCTTTTAATTGCCCAATGGGTACGCCGAAGCTATCGGCAATGGCATTAGCAAGGCGTGGAGCTTGCTCAATAATGGAATTAAGTTCATCACCTCGCAACGCCCCTGAGCCTAACGCTTGCCTTAACTGCATTAATGCCGCTTGCTGGGCCGCAGGATCGCCGCCGCCAATCGTCATTGTTTGCCCGATGATTTCCGTTAAATTTAACGTATCATCAAGGCTTAAGCCTAAATCGCTCGCATTGCGATTAACTTTAGAAAACAGATCCGCACTCGCTAAATAATCCTGCCCTGAGCGTTGCGAAATGGCAAAAATCTCATCAAGAGCGTGTTTATGCTCCTCAGCGGATTTGGTTGCGAGTTTAACCCGACTATCTACCGCCGCCCAATCATCGGCAATTTTAATTACATTACCGCCTGCGACCATTGCAAAATAACCACCAATCATATTCCGCAAGGAAAGCATATGGGTTTTCGCTTGATTGATCCCCTCCCCAATAGCTCGACTTTCTTGGGCTGCCCCTCGCAATGCGTTGCGTAACTTGTCCCGAATTTGCCCCGCAGCGGTCTGGGTTTGGGTGATATAGCCTTTGAGCTTAGAATTATCTACCTTGTACTTTAAGACGGTTACCAGCTCACGAATAACATTCATCGGTGTTTCTCCATTTGTTTTGCTTCCATTGCCTCAACCGCATCAAGTAATCGGTTAATTTTCAACAGTTCGCCCATATCCGTCAGCCCTGCGGTATTGAGTTCCGTCAAGGTAACTTTGCCCGCTAAAAAAGGACGCCAAGCGAGCATTTCACTTAACGTCCTTTCACTATATTTGCCAACGCTTAGGCTTTCTTCGCTCCCTCTTGCCCCGACCCAAGACGGGCAAGAAATTTCATAAAAAAAGGCTCAAAATTCAGCCTTAAAATGAAAATCACCAGCTCAATGACTTCTGACATATCGTCAAACACCTGATCGAAATCATTTTTTTGCAATTTTTTATCCGTGCCGTTGTTGAAATCATCACGTTGTACGGTTACCAATTCAGGTTTCACCAACATATCGACGAGTTTAACCAGTTCCGCCCCACTAAGTTGTTGGCTTAGTTGCTGTAAACCCTCGGCAAATTCCGTCGCACTTTTTTTCGCAAGCTCTGCGAGCTGACTGGCATTCGCTTTTTCGGGAGTATCTACACCAAATATTCCAAACATTTTTGCGAACGAGGGAGCAAGGGTTTTCTGTAAATCGCCAAAAATGCGTAACTGATCCATCGCTGAAAACTTTTGCACGAAAAACGTGCTTTCGCCGATTTGAATTTCTTGTCGTGCCATTAGTCATTTCCTCCAACAAATAAAATACCGTCTGAGGTTTCAATCACCCATTCACGGCTGCCAATTTCTTTGCCAAAATCAAGTTTGGCGGATTTTGTTACCCACGCCGTACTTGCGGCGAATAAGGAACGTCCACGCAAATCTTTCACCGCAATGGGGAAAGTGGAGTTTTTGCTCACCTTATCCGCCGCATATAACGCACTTAACACGTCATTAGTGCTGCTGGTTTGAAGTAACGTTAATGTAATTTTTTTACGCGGATCAGCACTGGTTGAGCGTGCTACTTCGCCATCTGCTCCTGCAACGGAGGTAATGCCGTCAGAAATTTCTTCAATATCAATAAAAGTGCCATCGGCAAAGCCTGTGGCAATAGCGGCACCAATCACGATACTCACTTCATCAGGCGCATAGGTTGCTAACGCTGCCATAAAAATTCTCCTATAAAAAAGACCGCACTTTTGCGGTCTAGGGTTAATCAATTAAAGGCTATATGCCAAGTTACCTTTCAATTCGGCAATATGAATTGCTCCCGCAAGGCGTGCGGAAAATTTCACATCTTGCAAAATACGGCTTGCCTTGTTGTTATCGGAAATGTTCGCCGATCTTGGTAGGCTGATGACATAACTCGGAATTTCCTTGTTGTCGTCATCTAATTCAACGGGGGCAATCCCGCCACGACTGACACCTAAATCTAACGCTTTGCGAATGGCCGCACCGATTAGCTCAATCCCTTTATCTGTATAAGGCACTTTGCCGTAAGCGTTAATCAGTACGGAGGTAACGTTAATCTGCACCTCTTGCACTAGCCAATCACGGAAGCGAATCACATCAATCCATTCTCCCGCTGCCACTTTTCCGCCTTGGGTTACAGCAAAACTGCCGTTGAATTTCTCAAAGGTTGTGGCGTTTTTCTTCGCACAGGCGAGATAATCCCCCTCACTTAATGGCGAGAAAGACACCCCGGCGAGCTTTTTCAAATTCCACGTTTCCGCACCAGGGTAAAAGGTGAACGCGTAACTCATTAAGGCGATTTCTGGATATTCTTCATCGGCTTTATGGGAGTACATCACTGCACTACGGTAATATTGCTTCGCTTCTAACTTGCTGGCGATGTCCGTTTTATCCGAAGACTGCAAGAGTTTTTCATCATTGCTTGCGGTTGCGAATAATTTGCCGTTCGCTTCTGCCCAAGCGGCGGCTAATAGCACATCATCCACTTCACGGGAAACAAAGCCTAAGCCGTACCAATCATTATTTTCTTTTGCCACGGCTGCCAATGCGTCAGTAACGCTTTCGCTCGCATCTTTACGCCCGATAAACACTTGTGCAACGTGCGTAGGTTGAGAAAATGCCGTTGCCACCGCTTTATACAGCGGATCGGTAGATCGCAAGCCGAGATCTAATAATTCATTCGGATCGGTAACCACTAACAGACGAGCGGAATTTTTTAAAGTATGTTCACCTAAAATCAACAAATCACTAAACGACTTGCCAGCGATTGCTGTTGTGTTGAGATCAATTGTAACATTGACCAAACGATCAATTTTTGCCATTATTTTTTACTCCTATTTGAGTGATGTCGGAAAGCCCGCCAACTTGGCTCGTGACCTCCACCTGTTCAATAATTGAAAGCATATCTTCAACCGCAACGGCATAGCGGATTTCAATTTCCACCATCGCACGATCTTGATATTCCTGTTGTTCATTGAGATAAGCTAAGTGCGTAATTCGCCCAATTCGCACCAGTGCAACACCTTGCTCATTCCATCTATTCCGTTGTGTTACGGTACTTAACTTCATACAAAGGCCACGCAACGCATTTAAGCTGTTTTCTCCGAAATAGTTAATCTCAAGGATGGCATCAACATGGGTTTTCACTTGTTGATTACCTTGATCATCAAGCTTGGAATAATGGGAATGTGTAGGCGTTTGTTCAAAACGTAATTCATAAGTGAAAAAAGGCTTTTCAGGCTCTCGTCCATTTTCATAAGCACGAATAAAAGGACGTGCGGAAAGCGTAGAAAGCAAATCATAAAGTGTGTCTTGCATTTTATTTCACCCGTTGCGCTACATAGCGGTGATGTTCGATCACGCCTGAATGGTAAGTAGAACGCGCCACCACTTCATAACGTTCCCCCTCAAACAACACGATCGCGCCGTTAGTTTGGTTTTCACCTGCCACATCAAGGCGAAAATTCGTGTAAATTTTCACCGCACTTGCAATATGTCGCCCTTGCATCATTGATGACAATCTATCCATCTCTCGCGTGTTTAAGGGCTGAATTGATGCCGTAAATTCTTGCTCTACTTCTTCGCCATTTACCCATTTACCTTTGATATATTGCCCCTCTGTTCGCACCAATAACTTGTAAGTCTTGCGAAAAGAGGACTGAAAAGGAAAAGACTGCATCACACCTCCACTTGATAGCGAATAGCTTTGGATAGCAACCTATAATGAATTAGCGGCTTTGAGCTTTTCTTGCGTTTTACCGTGGCTTTTGCATTTGGTTGCCAAGGGTAATCTCGCAAAGTATTTTCTTGCTTATTCTGATACCATTGACCAAGCCTTGCCATTTCTAATCTCAGGTCACTGCCTTTTGCCACATTAGAAAAAACACGGCCTAAATATTGAGCAACTGCTTTTTGGTTATCCGTAAAACTTTGACGAATAAAGGGACGAGAGGGAATTTTATCTGTACCAAACTCATTCCAAATAGCAATATCAACCAAATTAGCTCCGCTTTTTTCGTGCTGTCCTGCGTCAGACTGAATACCAATTTTTACACTGGCATTGGCCATCTTTTGCATTAACGCAAGCTCTTTTTCTAAGCCCTTGTTATTAATTTTGACTTCAACATCGCTCATTATTGCCCACCGTGATTGCCCCTAAGCGTAAGCAAAGATCGTTGAGTGCGTCGAAATTGGCTAAAAAGCGTTGGGCATTGCTGCCGCTCTCGCCATTAGCAAAATATTCACGCTCTAAATCCCCCTCTCGCTCACGCTTTAACCCTAACGGGTTCGCCCTCGCCTCGACAGATTGAGCCAGCAAATAGGCGGCGTACCACGCTACCGCCTCATCTTGCTTTTCTTCCGTCAAGCATTGTGGGCGATAATTTTCTGCAAGCTCAAGTGCGGTGTTAATTTCTTCCGTTTCCATTTTTTGAGATACGGGATAGAAAAAATGCAGTAATGCGGTAACGCCCATTGATGACTCCTATTTTTTGCCTTTGTTTGATTTCTCGGACTTAGTCTCTAGCACTTCTGAGTTGCTTTCAGGTACTTCCGAGTTTGCATCAGTGTTGATTTGTATCAACGTCCCACGTTCAAGCAAAGAGGCTAACCCTACCGCATTCTCAGCCACTTCAATTTCCTGATTTGGGGCGATAAACACCCCATCAAGGCGAATTAAACGAGGCTCAATATTACGCACTAACATTAGGCAGTTACCTCCGCTTTGGTTGCTGATAATGGATAACGCAAGAACACACCGCCAATACGGGCAATACAATTCACCACAAGCTCAAGATTGCGTTCTTGTGCTGGTAACTGCGTGAAATCTTGCGGGGTTTCAAGGCTCAAGTTATCCGCATTTTTCTCATAACAGATGACAAGGTTTTTATTGCCTGAACCCGCTTTTTCTAGCTCCCATAAGCCCTGAATCACAAGATTTGGGTGTTTACGCTTGAAGAAAGTTAGAACATCAACCTTGTCAGCGGTGTCCATATATTTGCTGGATAAGGTTTGGTAATCACTCAATGCTAACAATAAATGGGTAGGCTGATGCGTGCCTTTTGATTGCAAAATCACCGTGTCGTGCAGATTATCTAAATCCGCTAAAACTGCGTCCGCTTTCGCCGCTTTCCAACCGCCCGCGATTGTGGTTTCGCCCAAATTCGGGTGATTAATAAAGCCGTTTAAGCCAAATTCTTTATCGCCTAACAAGGCAATTTCATTCATTTTGATTTCAACCGCACGGCGTGCTGCTCTGGCTTTTGAGGCAGGTAAATCGGTTTGGTTAGCCGCCGCCGCTTTAAGCTCTTGAAGATTGTAACCATAAGACGCACCGATATTTTTCACCTTAATGGCACGTTCCTTCATTGCCACATCTGCACGTGGTAAGTCATCAGCATAGTTGGCAATCACTTTCGCCATTCCCACCGTATCAAAGGTACGTTCAACAATGGTTTCTGCCCATTCAGGGGCTTCTGAGGACATCGGCACAAGGCTAAGCCCGTTCATCGCAGGGAGTTTTTCTTCATAAGTGCGGTTGCGAACCACTTCCAATTGGCGGGCAGTAAATAACCCCGCATCTTGGTTAAAAACGCCAGCAGCATTTAAGCATTTATTGATTTCATTGAGTTCAAAGGCATCTTGATGAAAATCTGACATAATTTTTCCTTATAAAAAAGCCCCCTCAATATTGAGGAGGCGGATTGAACAGTTAAAAGGGAACCGACTTGCGATTACGCTAATTCCACTAAGGCGAGCTTGCCGTATTGACCGCAATCGACGACATCGGTTTTAAAGACGGCATTGGGCAACGCAGTCGTACTATTTGACCCTACTTCGCCCGTTGCAGGGTTAAACTTCACCGCACTGCCTGCCGTTACTATTTTGCCGTTTTCAACCACACACCAAACCACGCCTTTGCGTAGCACGGAAACCGCATCAAATTGAGCATAGCCACCCACTACGGCGTGAGAATGTAATGCGATGCCAACGGGCGTTGTGCCACCTAATTTCACCTGTGTGGTTTTTGTCCCTTGGGTTAAAACAGTGCCAAAATTGACCGCACTTTCTGCGGCGAAAGTTTCCACTAAATCATAGCGGCTATCGCCTTTCATTCCTGCGAACGCAGGGCGTTGAAATGATTCGTACATTGCTGTTCTCCTTATTGATTGCGACTGGCAAGCATTGCCGCACGTCCTGTTAATTTTTCACCTTTTTGCCCGTCTTGGGTAAAGGTGTGTGTTACTTGGCTACGTTGCGAACCTAACGCGTCTTGGCGAGATTTTGCTTCAGCCATTGCCATATCAAAAGCCGCTTCAATATAGGCATCAGATTTTTGCGATAAATCCGCACCATCTTGACGAATAGCCCCGATCACCGCTTCACGCAATTGGCGATCTGTGCTATCTGCTTTTACTTCAACTTGATGCGCTTTCGCCACATTCTCTAACTCAACGCGAGCTTTTGCGATATTAACCGCATCTTGCTTGAGCTTTTCCATATCTGCCTCAAGGGTTTTCACTTTGGCATCTAACGCATCTGCCCGAGCGGTTTCTTTGTCCTTTTCAGCAACAGCAGTTGCAACATCTTGTTTCAATTTATTTAATTCAACAATCACTTCTGGGGCGGCTTGATAAGTAATGCCACTATCTAAGCGAATGTCTGCGAGTTTTGTTTCACTCATTTGAGGTTCTCCATCTTCACGAAATTCTACGGCATCCGCCGCGTCCATATTAAGCTGTGCATTACCTGCACGCCCTGCTTTAACGATAGCTAAATGATTGGGCTTGATATTACGTTGAATTGCGTCATAAGGCTCACCATCTTCCGTAATGCCGCTTTTCATCTCAAGCTCAACAGCATAGCCAACCGATAATTCTTTTTTGCCTAATTCCACCGCCTGCGTATTGTGGATCACAATATCCGCGGTTAAGTTATTGCCATCTTGTTTGCCCTCTGAAAGCACCGAACCAACCACTAGATGGGCGTTATCTTTGTTGATTACACCGTGATGTTCATTAGTGATTGGAATGCCTTTATAAGCTCGCAAGCTATCAGCATTAAACACTTCATCAGGTGGCCGATATTCCCGCCGTTTTGTGCCGTCAGGCAACTGATAAATAAAAACCCCAGTCCTTGTTAGAACTGGGGTATCAAAAATAAACCCGTTATCATCTCGCCTTGCTTGTATCGCTCGGCGATCGTATCGCATTACCATTTCTATATTTATCCTAAATTTATATTCTAATTAATAGACCCCCCTGAAATTTTGTATATTTCAGGGGGGGGCTGTGAACATTAAATCAACTAATCGCCATCATTCGATGGTAAGCATCTTTTTTACTTTCTCGCAAGGATTGTATTTCGGACTTCGTCAGGTGTTTTACGTGAATTGAGTATGAATCTTGCTTCTCTATAATCTCTTTCGTTGCTAAAAGAATTTTCTTTTGTTCGGTTTCAGTAATATCATCATCAATTTCTTCAAAAAGTGCTTGCAATTCATCTAATAGGTTCATTTCATCACTATCAAGCTCACTTTCTTCTAACTCATTTATCCAATAAATGAATAACGAAGTCAAAATATAAAATGTGTGCTGATCGGCATCGGCAAACATTTCTTTTTCAAAAAAAGCCTTATGTTTCAGAATATGTTTAGGGAGTAACGCAAATAATGCCTTGCGATCATCATCGGTTTTGGTGTGAACAAACTGCACTAATACTTTAAGAAAGTGTTTCATAATGATTTCCAATTAGGGCTTGGCGTGGCTTTTTTCTCAAACGTGATAATTTTACCATCTGCCTTAGATTGAATAACAGCGATTTTACGCTTAGCATCGAAAATAACTAATCTATCTTTACGCTCATCAATATAATTAGGCTTAGTCGAAAGAATAAAAGCAATGGCTTCGTCAATACTTAGTCCTAATTGATTTAACCTTTCTCCCAATCTAGCGATAGCGTGAATATCAAGAATAATTCCATTATCAGCAAACCTATTATATAGTTTTTTTGCTTTTTGGGCTTTTTGATAGTCGTT